ATCTTAGGATTGGCGATTGCAAACAAGACAACGAGTGCAGTTACAGTCCAAGTACAATTCAGAGATAGTTCTGCATCGGCAGACTTTCAGTTACTAGATGGTGTATCTATCCCAGCAAACACAACACTAGAAACGCTTGCTGGACAGAAGTACATCTTAGAAGCATCAGACATCCTCAAAGTAAAAGCTGGAACTGGTTCTGCACTAGATGTCGTTCTTGGTTTCATGGAAAAAGCATAAAGGTAATATAATATGCCATTTATAGGAAAAAGTCCAACCGCTGGTTTTGCAACAATTGTCAAAGATACTTTGACAGCAAACGGTTCAACCACACAATTTACACTAAGTAAACAAGTTGCATCTGCAACTGATATTGCAGTTTTCGTAGGTAATGTTCGCCAAGAACCTACTACTGCTTATACAGTGAGTGGAACAACTTTAGATTTTGGAAGTGGTAATGCACCAGCAGCTGGTTTGGATATGTATGTTCTTCATATTGGGGGAACACAAGAAAGTTCAATTATTCCAGCCGATAATACTATCTCTACTGCAAAATTACAAAGTGGTGCAGTGACAGATGCCAAGATTGCTGCAATGGCAGCGTCAAAGTTGACTGGCGCATTACCAGCAATTGATGGTTCGGCTTTAACAAACGTGGTGCCTGCACCATCAGCAAACTCAATTGTGCAATCCATCTATTCTCCTTTTAACGCTGTAAGGAAAAGTTTTAGTAATAGTAGTACTTATGTTTCATCAGGTCACAGTGTTTCGATTACACCACAATATTCTAATTCAATGATTGAACTTGAACTTCATGTGGTTACGAATACAGGCAGTAACAATGTGCAAATCGCATTCCATGAGACAACTTCTTCAGCTACGGATCTTGGGTCAAAAACTTACACAGGTGATCATGCTGGGTGGCGAACTGTATCTCAGATGCTTCAAGTTGCTTCGACTGGAACAACTGCAAGAACTTTTGAACCGTATGTTAAAAGTGCAAGTGCTATATATGGAATACAAACAACTACCACTACTGCGCCAGGGCATAGCGGTGCGGTTTTAATTGCTAGAGAAATATCACAATAGGAAAAAATAATGGCAACGGTAACAGATGCAATAGTAAAACTTGGAATTGATGATTGGGCACTAAACGGTGAACCATCAACAGAATCAGAATTCAATAGTGCTTTTTCTAAAGTCACTGGTGCAGATAGTGAAGGTATAGCAATCGTTTCTACTGACCCATCCGATTTTGGTGTAACGTGGAAACAAGTTTCTGATAAATTAAAAGAATTAAATGATGCAGAACCTTTAGAACTTCTTAGAAAAACAAGAAATGAAATGCTTGTTGAATCTGATTGGATGGCAAACTCTGATGTAACCATGAGTGATGCATGGAAAACATACAGACAAGCATTAAGAGATATCACTGATAGTGCAACATCACTTGATGATGTTACATGGCCGGAGAAACCATAATGGCATTAAGTAAAATACAAACTGTAGAAAATCAAGTTGTTCCCAACTTAGGTCGTAGGAATCTTATTATCAATGGCGCTATGCAGGTGGCACAGCGGGGAACGAGTCAGACTGGCCAGGGGACATCGGGTTACAAAACTGTAGATAGGTTTCGTCACTCTGAAAGTAGTCTTGGAACTGCCCTGTTTACTCACGCACAAGCCACAGATGCGCCTGATGGATTTGCAAATAGTCTAAAATTAACTACCACTACAATCCAACCTTCTGTAGCGGCTGATGACCGTTTTAGCATAACCTATGCCATAGAGGGTCAAGATTTACAACATTTACAGTACGGTACTTCTTCTGCGAAAAAAGTAACTCTTTCTTTTTATGTTAAGAGTTCGCTAACAGGAACATATAGTGTTGCTTTTTACGCAACAAACGCTTCAAACAGGCTTATAACCTCTACCTATACCATAAATTCTTCTAACACTTGGGAACTCAAAACAATCACTTTTGACGGTGATACTTCTGTTGCGTTTACAAACGATAATACAGCAGGGCTAACTATATATTTTAATTTGGGTGCGGGTTCAGACATGACAAGTACGGATAGCACTTCTTGGATAGACTATAATTTAGCTGGATTTGCTTATGGGCAAACAGCACAGTTTCAAAACACACTTAATGCAACGTGGCAAATCACAGGCGTACAGCTTGAAGTAGGACAGACAGCCACGCCCTTTGAACACCGCAGCTTTGGCGAGGATTTAGCTGCTTGTCAACGGTATTTTCAAAAGTCATATGATTATGGCGCAGCCATCGGCACGAACACGACAAGAAGTGCAATGTTTCATCGACACCCTGACGCTGTTACTAACAGAACACCTACTATTACATTTCCTGTGGAAATGAGGGCAGAAACTACCACAGTGGTATATAGTTTGATTGGAACTGCCGCAGCCGCCTCTGATTGCAACACTGGTTTTACTCACTCATCAGATATAACTAGCACTACCTTTTCTGGGAGTGACGGTACACACGGATTGTCTAGGATAGGTTTGGGAACTGCTACTGATAATATTATAGGCTTTCACTATACAGCAGATGCGGAGTTATAAATGATAATTACATCAGCAAAATATTTAAAATTAAAAGATGATAACGCAAAAACTATTGCTGACTCAGATAATGAGGCTATTATAGCTGTGATTGATGGTATACCAATGACTGTGCCGTTAAGCACTAATAATCGCCACTATATAGAAGTCATGCGCCAAGTAGCTGCTGGCGAACTAACTATAGCAGATGCTGACTAAATATAATGAAAGAGGAAAGTAGATAATGCCATTCATAGGACAACAACCGATAACAGGTGCATACTCTAAGTTAGATGCTATTACAACATCTGCTACAGCAACGTATAACTTGCTGTTGGGTGGTAGTGCATACTCTCCTGCTAGTGCAAATCATTTGTTGGTTTCACTCAATGGTGTTATGCAGGCTCCACAAGATAGCTTTACAGTATCAGGTTCAACAATCACATTTGCTTCTGCTCTAACAAGTTCTGATAGTATCGACTTTATCATGGCGCTTGGAGATGTTCTTAATATTGGTGTACCAAGTGATGGAAGTGTAAACACAAATCAACTGTCGAACAATGCAGTGACAATGGACAAACTTGCAACCTCTGGAACACTCCCTGCTCTAAATGGTTCTGCACTAACAAATCTTCCGACACAAGGCGCCATGACACTTATTGGTTTGTATTCACCATCTGTAAATGTTGCAACATTGGATATTACTCTTAGTGCATCGGCTCACGATTATTATAAACTTTTTGGGTGGCTAGATAATACATCTGACTCAGTAAATGCCTATTTTAGATTTTTAAATTCTGCTGGAGCCTCTGTTGGGGGTGGTAGTGATTATCACTACGCTAGAGTAAAGGCAGAAAATGCTGCTACCGCTCCTAGTACCGACAACGCACATGGATATATTGATTGGGCCCCAACTATAGGAAATTCTACTAGCGAATTTGGAATTGGATTTGAAATGACAGTAGGGCCTTGTAATAGTACATATTACCCTGTTCAGATGCATGGACAAGGTTTTTTCCATGATGAAGGCAGTTATGCCAGTCTGAATCTTTTTGGTGGTGGATATGTTTCCAAAAAAGGAGGCGATGGAGATTTTGGCGGGGTTAGACTTTATTTTGATGCTGGTAACGTAAAGGACAATTCCTTCGTATATGTATATGGGATGAACAAGACATGAAGAAGTTCGTAGACGGTAAAATTATAGATATGACTGATGAGGAAATTGCAGTTCGTCAGGCAGAAGAAAAAGAATGGGCAGATGGTGCTGCGGCTAGAAATCTTAGTTCTTTGCGTGAGGAAAGAAATAGAAAACTTGCAGAGTGCGATTGGTTGATTGTTATGCACAAAGAGTTAGGAACAAACATTCCTACTGCATGGAAAACATACAGACAAGCACTTAGAGATATCACTGATAGTGCAACATCACTTGATGATGTTACATGGCCGGAGAAACCATAATGGCATTGATTAAAGTAAAAGATAGAGGCACAGATAATGTAACTGGTTCTATTGTTCAAATACAACATGAAATGTTGACTACATCAACCTTTTCACAGTCTATTTCTGGATCGACAGACTCAGTAGTAAACAACTTTCCAACTGTAACCATCACGCCAACCTCTGCCTCTAATAAGATTAAGATTGAGTGTCAGTGGAGTGGTGAGTTTGGCAACGACACTTCTGAAACGAATCATATATTTTTCTTTTACAGAGATACAACAAAACTAGGTAATACTTCCGGCGGAAGTAGTTCTTATACTGGTATACTCCCAGGCGGCGTAACATATAAAACGGATGCCGTAAATAACGCTAGCACTGGTAATTTTCTTCATATGTCATATTTTGATACGCCTAATACAACAAGTGCAATCACTTACAAGCTTGGTGTTATAATGAACGCCGCTCAGCAAGTTTATATAAACAGAACTGTTACTGAGAATGACGGCGCCAACTACGAGAATGGAGTTTCTTGGATTAGTGCAACAGAAATAAAAGTATAATAAATAAAGAGAAACAGGAAAAGATAGATGCCAATTTCAAAAGTTGTTCTGGACAATCAGAGTAAAGAAAATGTAGACCTTGATGGTCAGTATGTTCGTGTGCCACACGGTACTACTGCACAACGTCCATCTAGTCCAGCTGGTGGGCATCTAAGGTTTAATACTGACTTAGGAACACTAGAACAGTATAATACTTCAACCAATTCTTGGCAGGCAATTGACAGTCCGCCTATTATCACTTCTCTTGCATATGCTGGTTCTCTAACTGGTGCTGATCCTGCTGGTAGTGAGACAATAACTCTTACAGGAACAAACTTTAAGGCAGGCGCTTCGGTGACTGTCGGTGGAACTACTGCACCTTCTGTTTCTGTTGTTAGTTCGACTAGTATTACATTCACAACTCCAGCAAAAACTGCTGCAGACTATGATGTTAAGGTAACAAATGCAAATGGACTTGCCGCTACATTATCTAATGGTATTTCCTATAATGGTGTACCAGCATTTTCAACTGCTGCTGGTAATCTAGGGTCTATTAATGAAGATGTTTCAATGTCAACAATTACTATTGTTGCCGCAGATCCAGACGGCGGAGCGCTCGCTTTTTCTGAAAATTCTGG